GGCACGGGGAATGCCTTTGCCGACGTGGCCCAGGCCTCGGGCATCCGCCAGCTCCGCCTGCACTGGTCGGACCATCCGGTCAAGGCCGAGGGCCTGTACTGGTCCGACGGCAAGGCCCGGAGCCCGTGGTACGACCGCGAGTGCCTGCGATGCGTCTCTCCGACCGAAATCGCCCAGGAACTCGACATCGACTTCAGCGGTTCCCAGTCGGTGTTCTTCGACCCGCAGAAGCTTGCCGACGTGAGATCGAGGTGCAGGTCGCCCGATTCTCGCGGTGAGATCGAGCACAACGCCCAGGGCGGCGATCCCGTCTGGCAGGAATCCAACACCGGCAGGTGGAGGCTGTGGACGAGGTTGGTCGCCGACGGGACGCCCCCGACCAGCAACTACGCCGTTGGTGCCGACATCGCGTCCGGGACCGGCTCGAGCAACAGTTGCCTGTCGGTGCTGGATCTCCGCACCGGGCGCAAGGTCGCCGAGTGGGCGTCACCCGACACGCGGCCCGATCGGATGGCTCTGGTGGCGGTGGCGTGCTGCCGTTGGTTCGCCGACGAGAGTGGTTCTCCTGCGACGCTGATCCACGAGGCGGCTGGTCCGGGGCGGATCATGGGTGACGTGGCGGTCGAGACCGGATTCCGGCACTTCTGGCTGCGTCCGGTGGATGGCATGGCGACCGCCAAGCTGACCCAGCGCATCGGCTGGTTCCCGACTCGCGAAAGCAAGGTCGCGATGTGGGGTGCCTATCGCAGGTTGCTGTTCGACGGTGCGTTCGAGAATCCGTCGATCGACGCAATCAACGAGTGTGCGGAGTTCGTGTACACTAATGGGGGCGTCGAGCACGTTCGTGCGGTGACGGCGCAGGACATTTCGGGGGCTCGGATGAATCACGGAGATCGTGCGACTGCGGACGCGCTCGCGGCCTTGGCCCTCGGGCCTCGATTGGCTGCGCGCGAGACGCTGGTTCGCCGCGACGCGGAGCCCGACCCGCGATCGCTGGCGGCTCGCCGCCGGATCTCCCGTGAATCCGAGGCGTCTGCCGCATGGTGAAGCCCGACCGACTGTCGTCGGCCATCGAGTGGTCTCGCCTGCGGATGCAGCCGTTCCGGGAACGCCGGATGGCCGCGATCCGCCAGTACCTCGGTGCCCACTACGGCATGGGCGGCGACCGCATGCCGCTCAACATGGTGGAGCTGGCGATCGGGATCTTCCGGCGCGAGCTCGCTGCACGCAATCCCGGCGTCATCGTGAAGAGCCGCTCCCGCGAGCTGTCGCCGGTCGCGAAGAAGCTCGAGCTCGCGGTCAATCACGTCCTGAAGGAGATGGATCTCGCGCGGACGCTCCAGGAAGTGGTGTTCGACGCGATCTTCTCGATGGGCGTGGTCAAGATCGGGGTCACCGAGGTCGACGGCGCTCGCGGATTCCGGCACGACGGCGACCTGCCGTTCGTCGATCCCGTGCTGCTGGACGATCTGGTGCTCGACATGCGGGCGTCCCGGTGGGAGGCCCAGCAGTTCATCGGCAATCGGTACGTCCTGCCGTTCGAGGTCGCCAGGAAGTCCAAGCTCTACAACCTTCGGGGGAAGAGCCCGACCCGGCCCACGCCATGGAACGAGACCGGCGACACCCGCCAGAGCACCCTGAGCACCCAGGGCCTGATGGACGAGGACGCCGAACTCATGCCCACCATCGAGATGTGGGACATCTGGCTCCCGATGGAAGGCAAGGTCTGCACCTACACGGCTGACGACTCCGGGAAGATCGAGTGCGACCGCCCGGTCCGCGAGGTCGACTGGGACGGTCCCGAGGAAGGCCCGTATCTGGCGTTGGGCCTCGGCGAACTGAGCGGCAACCTGATGCCGATCCCGCCGATCAACTCGTTGCTCGACATGAACGACGCGATCAACCGCTCGTTCCGCAAGCTGGTGCGTCAGGTCGATCGCTCCAAGAGCGTGACCATGGTCGCGGGCGGTGCCGACGAGGACGGGAACCGGATCGTCGAGTGCGACGACGGCGACGTCGTCCGCGTCGACAGGCCCGAATCGATCCAGCAGGTCAACTTCGGCGGCGTCGACCAGCCCACGCTTGCATTCACGCTCCAGATGCGAGACCTGTTCTCGTACGCCGCTGGCAACCTGGACGCGATGGGCGGGCTGTCCAACTCGGCGGAGACGCTCGGCCAGGAGCAGATCATCCAGGCGTCCTCGAGCCAGAAGATCCGCGACTATCAGGCCCGGATGCTGACGTTCACCCGTCGCATCGTCCGGCATGTCGCGAGCTACGTCTTCCACGATCCCGAGACCAAGTGGCAGATCATGTTGCCGCTGTCGGAGCGCGGCATCGAGATCCCGCTCGAGTTCTCGCCCGAGGAACGCGAGGAGGACGACTTCCTCGAGATGGAGTTCGACATCGCTCCCGCGTCCATGCAGGATCCGTCGAACGTCCAGCGCGTCGAGATGATGTCCAAGGTGGTCACGCAGTACCTCGCGCCGCTGATGCCCGCGATGCAGCAGCAGGGGACCACCATCGACGTGTCCGCCTTCGTCCGGGAAATGGCGGACCTGACCAACACGCCGGAACTCAAGGATCTGGTGGTTCCGGCGCAGATGGCCCAGGAGAGCGTCGCCCAGAACGTGCAGGGCGAGGGCGTCGGTGCGACACCGGCGAAGAGCCCGATCACGACGCGACGCTACGAACGGGTCAACAGATCGACCGGGGGAACCCGCGCCAGCCGAGACAACATGGCGGTGCGGGCGCTTTCTGGGAGCGAGCTCACGCCCCAGGAGAACGACGCCATGAGCAAACCGTACAGCTGATGCCCACATACATCTACAGACGGGGGAACGGCGAGGTCGTCGAACTCACCATGTCCTATGCCGAGATGAGGAAGCGGCAGAAGGACGGCAAGATCGAGCACGCCGGTGAGACCCTGACCAGGGACATCGCCGCCGAACACATCGGAACGGTGCCGACCTGCAAGGGCTGGCCCATCTGGTCCGATGCGGCTGCGGTGCATCCGAGCCTTGTTCCGGAGACGAGGGAGAGGATGGCTCGCAATGGAGTGCATGTGGACTTCTCACCCGACGGAAGGCCGAAGTTCGAGAGCGCTGCGCATCGTCGCGCGGCGCTGAAGCAGCTCGGCCACTTCGACAGGAACTCTTATGTCTGACGATGTCAAGGAAGCCACGGAGACCGAAGAAGCCCAGCCGACCGGAGAAGCGGTCGACGAAAAGGCGGAATCGGAATCCGAAATCGACCCTTATGATGTCACCGATCCTTCGGTGAACGACCCGTCGTGGGGTGATCCCGGCGACGAGGACGACTCCGAGACCAAGGCCGAGCCCGACCGGGGGGCGGAGTCGGGGGGCGAGGACGACGGCGAGGACGACGACGAGGCGGAAGCCGAGTCCGAACCCGAGCCGGAGTCCAAGCCCCGCAGGAAGATCGAACCCGTGGCCGAGGACGACGATCCCGACCCCGAGTTCGAGCCCGAGAAGTACCTGGACGAGGAACTCGCCAGGGAAGTCGCTCGGACCCGTGCGGAGATCAAGAAGCTCCGTGCGATGCTCGATGGTGCCGGGATCGTGGCTCCCCAGGAAGCCGCGATCGCGAAGGTCGGGAAGGAGTTCCCCGACACGTTCGGCGACGGCGTCAGCCTCACCGAAGAACAATCCGAGGCCCGAAGCAGACTCACCGAGGCTGCCGACGTGCTGCGTCAGACGTACCGAAAGCGCGGCAAGGCGGCACCGGAGTGGGACGACCTGCTGAAGGTCGCGATGAGCGTCGAGTTTCCAGATCTAGCACAACGTGCGGACGCGAAGCGGATCAAGGCGAAGCGTCGCGAATCCCAGCGCATCTCGAGGCCCACGCCTCGCGAGTCGGACCTGAGCCCCACCGAAAGGGCGGTGCGAAAGGCCCGGCAGATGATGCTCGAGAACGCGGCGACCGAGTCCGATCCGTTCAGCATCCGGTAAGGGGGAAATCCCATGGCGATCCAGCAGGATCAGATCAAGGATCTGATCACCACGACCCAGCGGGAGCTGGGCGAACTCAAGTTCACGGAGCTTGTCAGCGACATCCAGGAGCATGTCGCGATGTCCGAGCTCCTTCGCAAGAACCGCGTCACCTTCGAGTCCGGCACCGGGGTTCAGTGGAACCTCATGATGGGCCACTCGCTCGCCGCCAAGGAAGTCGGCCTCTTCGAGGTTGACAGCCTCGACATCCAGGACCAGATGGTGACCGCCAACATTCCGTGGCGTCACGTCACCGTCAACTACGCCATCGAGCGTCGCGAGATCGCGATGAACCGCGAG